CATCCTATGATACATATGAAGAAGCTGAAGACCGTGTAAGGGATGATGATAATTATCAATGTCAAATGTGGTCATCTGGTGTTGATATAGATGAGTATGGACAGCCTTTGTTTATTGAATACTATCAAATTCGTGATGAAACTGGCAAGGAGATTGACACATGAATGAATGGCGTAACATAAAAATCCCATTGGCTTGGAGCGAGACAGGACAGTTCTATCTGTCTGTCTTTCAAGCGGGAGATAAAGACCTTGAATGTGTACCTGTTCGTAGATATAACGATGGTGAAACAGTATTGATGGGTGAGCCTATCAAGTTCAAGGATTCAAATAAGTTCGTAGAACTTTTAAACGATGCTCATAGAGGTTGGTTTGATGCATGGAAAAACAAGGAGGACTATTTAGATGGCTAAGAATAAAATCATTTGGAAGAACCGTCAGAAATCTTGGAAGATGTACAGAAGTCAACAGCGTAAAGCAAAGTATGACTTTGTTTGGAAAAACCTAACAACCACAGAAAAGGAGGTGCGTAATGCTTAAAATTATCTTAAAGAAGAAAGGGGTGAAGCGTAACCCAATTGGTAACAAGAACCTACGGTTTGTAACTAAGGATGGTAGGATTACTAACAACCAAGGGTTCCTTAATGTGTCTCGCTGTCTAAAGACAGGACAATTCACTGAACGTAACACTATAGAAATCAATCTATAGGCACAGGAGTTAAAGATATGGTACAGAATGTTGTTACCTACTGCGTAGAAGATAAGAAAGACTTGTCAAAAGTGGAAGAATGGTATATGAATATGTATCCACCACTTGGGTACATGACCAAGGTAGAAAAGATTGTTAAACTTGATGGCGGTGGGGCAGAGATTACATTCTCTCGCCTTTCGTCTTGTGATTAATAGGAGATTTGATATGGCTAAGAATTTGTTTGGGAAGACAGTAAAAGTTGACAATGCATATGCAACCTATCGTGTGGACAACCCACTGAATGGGATGTACTTTGAATGGAAGGTGTTGAAGGCATGGCAAGGCCGTGATAAAGAAGATACCAACCAATATGCACGATGGTTTTGTGCAGTGAAATCCCCTATGACCAACGACAGTTGGGAGATGGGAGATGTATATGCTAGTGAAGTCAAAGACTTAGCACACCTTGTTGAAGCAACAGATGAATGGAAACAATATGAAAAAGTTTGAAATAGAAGTACTTGATATATATCAAAGTATATATATAATTGAGGCTGAAAGTATTGAAGAAGCATCTGACTTAGTAATTGACGGTGATGCCGCACCGTCATATACTGAGTTGACTTTCTCAGAGATTGAAAATGTAAAGGAGATTAGATATGAGAACTAAAGTTAAAGAGTATGACCAGCAAGCTAAGATGCTTGTGTCTTGTAGTGATATTTCAATGGCAACTGTAGGTCTTTGGGCTGAGTATGACAAGCAAAGAGCAAATGGTAACATACACATGGCTGAATCAACCTATGAGTTAATTGATAAGTTTCGTGAAGCCCTAGAGCAGAAAGGTTTTTGGCAATGAGAGTAGATTTTTTCAACGCAAACTATGACTATCTAACAAGTTGTACACTTGATGACGATACGATTGGTAGTAAGTCAACCAATAAACAAGCAGTAGAAAGGGCTTTCTTTCTTGAGGAAGTAAATCAACTTGCATTGTATGCAGTAACAATCAGGGATGGTTGTCAACCTGAATGGTTTGTATGTGAGTATGGTGATTGGCTTCCAATTACTGACCGTTCTTATGCAAAGGTAATGATGGAGACTGAAGATGATGATTCACGAATTTTACAGTGATGATGACTGCACAAGAGGCGATACCTCTTATCGTAAAGCCTCAGTGTTTAAGGAACCTGATGGTTCTTACACTGTGGTAATGATACAAGACGCAGCCATCATAGAAGAACGTAACATAACAGGACACAGTGAACAGTATGCAGAAGACTGCGCTGAGAACTGGGTGCTAGGTATAATCAAAGGAAATAAGTTATGAGTAGTACATACCATTGTATGGTGATGGGTACTGTTGTGAGACACATAGCAGTAGATGCACCAAGCATTGAGGTTGCAGAGATGGAAGCCATGAAAGAGTGGAAGTCTCTAACAGGTGGGGAGTTTAACACCTGCGAACTTGTTGAAATGTGGGAAGAAATTGAGAAGGAGAAACAAGATGATAAAGCTTGAACTGACTAGTAAACATGGTGGCAAACTATTTCTTGTTGGAGATGTATGGTCTGTATATCAGGACAGTAAGAAAACTATTATTCAAAATGGTATGAATAATAACGGTGGGTTTACCGTTGAGGAATCATACGATGAAATAATTGATATGATGGATAAACAAATGGGTACATATCCCTTGACAAAACCTAAGAGGTATATTAAGAATGCTTAGACATGAAGAGTTTATGAAACAGAAAGCAAAGGAGTTATATGATATGACTACTAAACAAATTACAATCACACTTGAGCAACGCCGTGAACTTCTTAGCGTTTACAATAACATAAAGGATGCATTGCAGTATGCAGATGATTGTCGTACCCTAGAACTCAGACACTTGGACAAGATGGAAAGGGCTATGTTCTCTTTGAGAGAGATTGTTAATCTTGAACCACAAAAAGATAGTGATGGGCATAGTATGTGGTACGCTGACTTTGTATTGAAGGAGGACGCAGATGAAAAAGTTTAATTACACAGACCATTCGGAGGTTACAGATGTTGAGTTATCTCTTGTTGAAGATTGTGCTGATTGCCCTGCTAGTCAGTTGGACATTAGCGAGATAAATGAATTTTTAAATGAGTATCACAATCACTTTGATGGTCAGCCCTCTTGGGAACAAGAGTGGGAAGACTTTGGCGAAGTGTATGATGACGAACCTGCCTACATATAGAAAGGAGTTTCAGTATGCAAAACCTTTGGGAAAAAGATAAGAAGCGTTTGTTCAGAGAATTATATCAACAGTACATGGATGAGGGCTATGATTCCAAAGATGCTAAGAAGTTAGCCAGCGAGGAGGCAGATGAAATCTATACAGACAGCGAGGGCTTTGCCTTCAACCTCGCTACGATGGAGGATAGGGATGACACCTGAACTGTTAGAAGAATACACTGGTGACACAGGCAGAGAAGCTGTCATCTATATTGTAAATGAGAAGCTTAGTATGTGGAGGTATTCATATGAGATACTGCTTGCTGAACAAGGAAAAATAGTAGGTAAACATGAAACAGATATGCTTGAATATGCGAGACAACTTGCGAAGCGTTGGATAGAAAAAGGAGAACTTACACATGGAACTAAATGAATATCAAAAACTCGCAATGAAAACTGCCATCTTTCCAGAGGACATGGGCATCTACTATGCATCACTTGGACTAGCAGGTGAGGCAGGTGAGATTGCAAATAAGGTAAAGAAGTTTATCCGGGATGGACGCACACCAGAGAAAGAGAAGCAGCTTGCTGCAGAACTTGGTGATGTTCTATGGTATATCGCTTGTGTCTCTCAGACTTTGTCTATTGACCTTGAGGATGTAGCAAAGGACAACCTGTATAAGCTGGCTGAACGTCAACGTAATGGAACCTTACAAGGTTCAGGTGACAATAGATGAAGCAGATAAAGCTTGAAAAGACTGGCAAGTTTCCTTATAACTTTGAGCAGACAGACGATGCGAATGAATGGATAGAGGACAGGGCGAGGCTTGCCAGAGCCATAGGACTACAGACGAAACAGACTGACCGTATGCTGTATGTCCTTGACAGGGGTGAGGTACTAGCCTTATACTACTATCGCTAACACAGGAAGGAGATGTTATGCAACAACAAGAACCATCAAAAGAAATAAGCCGTGGAGAATGCAATGCTTGCGGCTCATCAGATGGCAATGTCCTATTCAATGACGGACATAAGTTTTGCTTCTCATGTAATACATACACAAAGAAAGGGGATGACCATATGCAAAGCGCACAACCAATTAGACAAGCACCTATTCAAGGTGTAGTACAAACTCACTTCTCAACTGGCATATTCAAAGCTTTGATTGACCGTAAAATTACTCAGGAAACTTGTCGGTTTTACGGTGTTCAGGTTGTTGAACAAATACAAAACAGAGGTGGCGGTAAGGATTGCACTACCCATATTACTAAACACATCTACCCATACCACGATGCAGAAGGCGCACACGTTGCCAACAAGGTTCGCCATGTAGCAACCAAGGGTTTCAATGCAGAAGGCGCACTACCGCAAGCAACTCTGTTTGGTCAGAAACATTTCCAGCAAGCAGGTAAGTTCATTACCCTATGTGAGGGTGAGGTAGATGCTATGTCTGCATACGAACTTATGGGTTCCAAGTGGCCTGTCGTGTCCATCAAGAACGGCGCACAGTCTGCCCTGAAAGATGTGAAGGCTCAGTATGATTACCTCAATAAGTTTGAGACAATTGTCCTGTGCTTTGACAACGATGAGCATGGTAAGAAAGCTGCCAATGCAGTGGCTCAACTCTTTGAACCTAATCGCTGTAAGATTATGGACATGGAGTACAAGGATGCCAATGAGTATCTAAGGTTTAACAAGCGTGAAGAGTTCAATCGTGCATGGTGGAATGCAAAGCAGTATACACCTGCAGGTATCTTCAACCTTGCCGACATTACTGACCGAATGTATGCGGAGAACAACAGGGAAACAGTACTCTATCCCTATCAGGGATTGAACGATAAGCTTTTCGGAATGCGTACTGGAGAACTTGTTACACTGACAGCGGGTACTGGTGCAGGTAAGTCAAGCCTGATGCGAGAACTTATGCATCACCTATTAACACAGACACAGCACAACGTAGGTGTATTTTCCCTTGAGGAAAACATTACACAGACTGCCTTTCACCTGATGTCTGTTGAGGCTAATGACCGTATCTACATTGATGAGATACGAAAGAACTACACGATGGAACAACTCAAAGCCCTTGAGGATAAGACCATTGGTACTCGCAGGTTCTTTGCCTTTGACCACTTCGGTTCAATGACTACGGATGAGATACTTAGCCGTGTACGTTACATGGTCAAGGCTCTTGACTGTAAGTTTATTCTGATTGACCATCTATCCATCCTTGTATCAGGCTTAGAAGGTGCAGATGAACGGCGTAACATTGACCAGCTTATGACTAAGCTTCGTAGTCTGGTAGAGGAAACACAGTGTGCTATGTTACTTGTGTCTCACTTGCGTAGGGCATCAGGTGACAAGGGGCAGGAAGAAGGTAAAGAGATTTCTCTTAACCATCTACGTGGCTCACATAGCATTGCACAGATTAGTGATGCAGTCATTGCACTAGAGCGTGACCAACAAGCCAAGGATGAGACACAAGCCAACACAACTACGGTTCGTGTCTTGAAGAATCGTTATGCAGGTGAGACAGGTGTAGCAACCTACTTGCTTTATGACAAACAAAGTGGTAGGATGTCGGAAATTGACAACCCCTTTGAGGTTAAGGATGACGCAACAGAGATGGAGGATTTCCTTTGAAAGTAGCACTAGACATTGAGACAGATACGATTGATGCCACAGTGATACACTGTATCGTGGCTCAAGACTTAGCATCTGGTGATGTCAAGAAGTGGTACGGTGATAACATCAAGGACTTCGCTGCTTGGTCTGACAATGTAGATATCTTTGTCATGCAAAACGGCGTGTCCTTTGATGCACCAGTATTGAATAAGCTAACAGGAAGCAACATCCCACTTAGAAAGGTGAGAGACACGCTTATCCTGTCTCAGCTTCTTGACCCATCACTGGAAGGTGGACACTCACTCGCAGCATGGGGTGAGCGTCTTGGCTTTCCCAAGATTGAATACAAAGACTTCTCTTCTTTCAATGAAGAGATGCTAACTTATTGTGTCAACGATGTAGAACTTACAGTTAAACTGTATGAACATCTACTACCTATGCTAAAGAAATATTCTAAGAAGAGTATTGAATTAGAGCATCAGGTAAGAGCCATCGTTGACAGACAGGAACACAATGGTTTCAAGCTTAATGTTGTTGAAGCTTCGTGCTTAGTAGCACGGCTCACACAAGAGGCAGTAGCCATTGAAAGAGAAATGCAGGGTATCTTCCCACCTATTGTTACTCAACGCTACTCAGAGAAGACTGGTAAGCGTTTAAAGGACAATGTAGAAGTGTTCAACCCTGCATCACGACAGCAGATAGGTAAACGCCTAATGGAGAAAGGTTGGAAGCCGAATAACTTTACACCTACAGGACACCCCATCGTAGATGAAGGTGCGTTGAAGGATGTAGATATCCCAGAGGCAAAGAAAATTGCACACTATTTGCTGTTACAGAAGAGGGTGTCGCAGGTTCAGTCTTGGCTGAATGTTGTGAAGGACGATGGTAAAGTTCATGGTAGAGTTATTACCTTGAAGGCTATCAGCGGACGCATGGCTCACAACTCACCCAACATGGCACAAGTACCAGCGGTGTACTCACCGTATGGTAAGGAGTGTCGTGCTGTGTGGATACCTAGTGATGATAAGTATGCATTACTAGGCTGCGATGCCTCTTCCTTGGAGTTACGATGTCTTGCACACTATATGTGTGACGACAACTTTACTAAAGAAGTTGTGAGTGGAGATATCCATACTGCAAATCAAAAGGCGGCTGGACTACCTACTAGAGATGATGCTAAGACATTCATATATGCACTCATCTATGGCGCAGGTCCAGCCAAGATTGGTTCCATCGTAGGTGGTGGAGCCAGAGAAGGTAAGGCCATCATGGACAAGTTCATGGCTAACCTACCTGCCTTGAAATCTTTGCGTGATAAGATTGACAGAGCAGCTAGTAGTGGTTATGTTCGTGGCCTTGATGGTAGACTACTAAAGGTACGACAGCAACACGCTTCAGCTAACCTTCTATTGCAAGGTGCAGGGGCTATCATTTGTAAAGAATGGCTGCGTCAAATAACATTGGCTGCGCGACAGGGCTTTGACTATCGTCTTGTCGCCAGCATCCACGATGAATATCAGTTTGAGATACGACATGACCAAGCAGAAGCGTTTGGAAAGCTAACTCAAGCAGCTATGAAACGTGTGGAGAAAGAACTAAATGTTCAGTGTCCACTTGACAGTGAATATAAAATAGGCAATAACTGGGCTGAAACTCACTAGAAAGGAGACAACATGAATAACCTAGAACCATCAAAGGAAAATCGTAAGAAGTTTGATTTAGATTTAGAGTACGGTAAAGTGCGTGAGCAAGCCGTAGCAAGTATGCTTCAAGACAAAAAGATTGAAGTAAAATCTGAGCGTGATGTCTGGCAGAACACAGGTAACATAGCGATTGAATACGAATCGTATGGTAAACCTAGTGGCATTGCTGCAACGGAAGCAGACTACTGGTTCCATAACCTATGTATAGGTGATGACATTTTTGCTACTCTTGTCTTTGATACAGACAGTCTACGCCGAATCATTGACAACCTAGACTACAAAAGGTCTGTCTCAGGTGGTGACCACAATGCATCTAAGATGTACCTTCTAAACTTACAGAAACTTTTTTCATCGGATGTAATAAAAGCATACAAAAAAGATGTTGACAGGGCTGCTTAGTTCTGTCACAATACACTCACATTAACGAAAGCGGCGATGACCGCATCACAGAAAAAAGGAGAATTAATATGCCAGTACTTTCAGGAAAATCTTTTTGGGCAGCAATCGCAACACCTAACACAACCTTTGAACCAGTATGGTCAATTGATGTGGCACTCACTGGTCAGGAACTTGCTAAAGCACAGAACCTTGGGCTTAACATTAAGAACAAAGGTGATGGGCGTGGTGATTTCATATCACTAAAACGTAAGGTAAACCGCCGTGATGGTTCAGAGAACATTGCACCTGCACTAAAAGATTCTCAGAAACGTGACATGGGTAAGACCCTTGTTGGTAACGGCTCAGATGTGAACGTATTGTTCAAGACATATGAGTGGGAGTATGCAGGTAAGTCAGG